TCAACTGGAAATCTCGCTGTTGCTGTATCTTATCTCTGCAAGCGCAGCAGAGTTATAATCAACTGAATGATCGACGCGTAATGTAGAATTATCAAAAAAGTCAACACCCGACATAATCATATTGCCGATATTCTCTCGCTGTTTGTCACTGAGGCTGTCCCACCACTCAGGAGATGAGTATGTATTTTCAGCTTTTGTGAAGAAAAAATACAGGAGGGTGTTGAAAATCCTGTCAGTTTGAACCTTAATTAGTGATCGCACAAAACGTCTGATAATTGCTGAAGTTCCCAGCCAACTGAACACTACATATCCCTTACCTTCGCTGGAAAAAGCATTGAAGCAGACCTGTTCCGCCGACACGGTAAGATCGTTCAAATCCTGAATTTTGGTCCCATCAAAATCCCTCTCCGGTGAAAGAATTGACGAAACCGCAATGGGTAATGGTTCTGAAAACGTGAAGACAACACTTTCAATTTCTGAAAACTGTCTGTTAAGCAGAATGCGGTCGAGGCTAGTTTTAAGATTATTTAGTTCAGTTATTGCTGCATTCAAACCGCTTTGATGCAGGCTGACAAATTCCTGAATATAGACTTGTTCGGCCTGTAACTTTCCTTTATCGGCATTTTTAGCAAAATCGGAAGACCGTCTTCCCCCCTCCTTGGCGTAAATTTCTTTAGATAACGAACGAAACATTAGGGCAAAACACTGCTCATCCGTGCCTGTAAATTTTTCGTTCTCTAGACATGAAAATAATATTCTGTCATGAACTGCACAAAATCCGGTAAAAGTGGATGCCTGATTGATACCAATCTTCTCTGGAACCCATCTTCCGTTGTTTTTTATCAGGCTCGGCAGGTTCATTACCACTCCCATAACATGATTACTAGAGTCGGCGATCGCCTTAAGGCTACTGCTCTTAGAAAGCGTGTGCGCCTGAACGATACGTTTGTCACAATCTTCGTGCATGGATGCTGGTGCATAACACGCCTTTCTCTGCGAATTAGACTTTGAAAATTTCAGGGCTTCGGCTTTAGATACCGGCATTTCACGGTCTCGATCGAGATGGCATTTTTTATACTTAAGTCCTGATTTGCACCAGCATTTATCATTTCTTCCTAACTTCACCTTATCGTTTTCCACGAAATTAATACTCCCTGACAAAACATTCACTGAAAAATAGGGGTAATTTACCACTCCAGTAGGTAAAAGATCACCTGCTATATGCTAAGCAATAAATCTTCCTAGCATCATAATCCCTCTCTATCTCAAATCAGGAGTTAACTATGTGCGGAGGAGTGGCTAAATTAGGTAGCCAATATACATGAATTTACCTACTAATAATGGATACACGTATATAAGTGAGCCCCACCCTCAACCTGAGGTCGCTCAATCATGACAGTACAACATCAACCCGCATTAATGACCAATATCCGTAGATTAAATGTTACACAAGCAACGTCCCCCTTGATTAAGGATAGCGTTGCATCAACCTATTGAACTCACAGGACGAAGCAGACTATACGTCTGAGCTTTCAGATTTTATTCGGTTCGCTGCATCTTACACAGATATCAATTACCTATACTCACTTTTCTCTTTCCATCTTCAACACCTCATAAAATGTCCCCCGTCCAAGCCCATCCGACGGCAATTCCTGTTCCTTAGCCAGCGTCTTCAGCTTTCGAAGTATCTGGTCAGAAGCCGGTTTATCCGACGTCCCATAACGCCCATCAGTCTCCTCAACCAGAAGCTGAACCAGCAGCCAGCAGAGTCGGGCAGTATTCTCCCGTGCTTTGTCGCGCTTATGCATTCCACGCAGGGAAGGTTGTGTTGAAGCCGTGAGATCCGGTAGTGCGTCGTCGCCGAGCGTCTTCAGCCACTTGCGGCCACGGCTATTACGCGACAGTTTCATCACCGCCTTCAGGCTACGGTCTTTTACTTCTGACGGCGTCAGTTCGTCATCAATAAGCCGCCAGGCCAGGGCAAACATCTCATCGGCATAGAACATGCGCTTGTTCGCCGGGGCACTGACCATGCCTGTTGCCTTAATGGTCCGGCTGATGGCGTCGTGCAGGATACGGTAGTTTTCCTGATGTTCTTCCGGCAGGGCGTTTGCAGGTTGGGAAGCATCGAGGCCTAGAAGCAGAAGGGCGAGATGCCGCGCTTCCAGAAGCGGCATATCACATTCCCGTTCAAACAGATTCTGACGAATGGGACTGGTCACATTATTCTCCTTCCACGATTTGCAGCGGTTCTTCTGCACCGAGCAGCGCCTGCCGTCTGGCGGCATCAACGTAGTTTCCCCACCACTGCATCAGCGGTCGCCTTTGTTCCAGATAGTCGCTGCGGTTGTAGGCCGCTTCGATCTCGTCTTCTTTCTGGTGTGCCAGCACAGATTCCAGGACTTCACGGGGAAAATGACCTGCGCCTGCGGTCCTGGCGGCTGCGCATGCCGTGGGCGACCAGTTCGCCGCCGAACCCCATGCGGATAAGCGCGGCGTTCGCGGTCTGCTGGTGCATATGCTCCAGTGGTTTGCGGATGCTGGGGAAGACCCACGGACGATGGCGGCTGACGGGCTCCATGATCTGAAGAACGCGCAGCGCCTGTTTGCTAAGCGGCACCGTGTGCGAACGGTTCATCTTCATAAAGGTATCGGGGATGCGCCATTCTGCTTTTTTCATGTCGATGTCGCACCAGCGGGCGCTGACGGCCTCGCCGGGGCGAACCCAGGTCAGTAGCTCCCATTCGATAAGGCAGCGGGTTTCCTTGCGGATAGAAGCGTTCTGTAGCGCCAGCATTAGCCTGCCCAGTTCACTGGGGTGAAGGGCGGGCATGTTCTGCTTTTTTGGTTTCTTGAAGCGGGCGACCAGGTTGTCAGCCGGATTGAATTCGATGAGCTCTTCGGAGATGGCAAAACGGAAGATTTCATTAAGCCGTGAGATGACTCGCCGCAGCGTTTCGAGGATGCCCTGTTCTTCCAGCGGGGTGAGGTGTTCCTTGAGCATCTTCGGGCGGATCTCGGTAACGGGTGTGTTACCCAGAGAGGGGAAGACGTGCATCTCCAGCGAGCGCCAGACATCTTTGGCGTGATCTTCGCTAAGATCGCTGGTCCGTTTCTTCTCTTTGAGCCACTGTTCCGCAACTTTTTCCAGCGTGCATTCATTCTGGATGCGTTTTTCTTCAGCTATTCCTGCTAAGTGTTGACGGGGATCGATGCCCTGATAGAGCAGTCGTCTGTATTTCGTGCGAGTTTCGCGAGCCATGGCCAGTGTAACGACCGGGTAAGGGCCAAGGCTGGTTTTGGTGCGCTTTTTGGTGACGGGATGATAATACTCGAAATGCCAGGCCTTCCTCCCTGAAGTCTTAACCAGCAAGTACAGGCCTTCACCGTCCCGTAGCTCATAGTCTGTGCTACGGGGCTTCGCGCCAGCGATCTCCACATTTGTTAAGGGTTTCAGTTGGTTAGGCATGTTTTAGCACCACGCTTTTTTAGCCCCACGATACCGTGGTGCTAAACATGGTGCCAAAAGCTCAAGATTCATACAGAGATCATGACCACACATGCAACAAAAAAGCCTGCAACTCATTGAAGTTACAGGCTTTTTTAAGGTTCATGATGCATCATGAATGAATGTTTGGTGGAGCTGGCGGGAGTTGAACCCGCGTCCGAAATTCCTACATACCATTTTTAGTATAGTAAAAACAGTGTATTGCGTTTAAAAACAGCGGGTTAATATTATTCAGTGTTCGTCCGTTTTACGCGTTTTTAATGCCCTGCCGCCAAAATGCCGCCATAAATTAGCGTTTCCAATTGAGGTTGTGAAGCGGGTTTTTCGTCACTGCGTCTTCGAGGTGGTCAGGGGCAAAGTGAGCGTAAACCATCGTCATTTTTATATCTGCGTGGCCCAGAATATCGCGCAGTACCAGTATGTTTCCGCCGTTCATCATAAAGTGGCTGGCGAAGGTATGGCGCAGCACGTGGGTGCATTGGCCTTCTGGTAGCTCAATACCAGCTCTTTTTACTGCACGCTCAAAAGCTTTTCTGCATGGCGTGAATAGCTTCCCTCTGTTTTTGGGGAGTTCGTCATACAGATCCTGAGATATTGGCACGGTACGGTTTTTCTTGCCCTTCGTCTTGGTATAAGTGATGCGGTATTTTGATAGCTGATGGCCCTGCAGGTTTTCAGCTTCACTCCATCGGGCGCCAGTTGCCAGGCATACTTTTGCAATCATCAGCAAACTGGGACTCTGAGAATCAGCACAGGCATCCAGTAGACGTTTAATTTCTTCCGGTGCCAGGAACGCCAGTTCGCCCTCTGCGATTTTGAATGTTGGCAGCCCAGCGAGCGGGTTGGGTGCTGACCAGTGGCCCAGCTTTTTCAGTGTGCCAAAAACAGATGATAGGTTACGTTGTTCAAGGTTTACCGTACGGGGCTTAACTGGCGACATAAGCACGCCATCTTCATTTTTTACTTCACCTTTTAACCGTGCTTCCCTGTATTTCGTAAAATCGCCTGCGGTTAACTCTGAGGCAATGGGATCGCCCAAGCCATTACAAATAATGCTGAGTTTTGCCATCAGGCGTTTGGGGTCTGCCAGCGTCTGCCCATAAAGTGAATGCCACTGATCAATCACTTCTGACAAATGCCGCCGATCTTCCTTCTCCCCCAGCCACGGTTTTTTGTTCACCTCATCCATGGTGTGGTTTTCGAATGCTATGGCCTCGCCTTTAGTCGCAAATTGCTTGCGTACACGCTTGCCATCCCGTCCGTTCGGGTAGCATTCACACAACCATTTTCCGTTAGGCTGTTTTCTGATGCTCATAAGTTAGAGGCTCTTGATTATTTTTAAAGCGCGGCCCACTACCTCAATGTCGTCTAGGCTGCACTCAAAGGATGATTCGTCTTGATGCACCACCAATCTGTTTCCTGGTAGACGTGTTAACTTAACGATACTTTTTATTCCGTCGATATCTACCAACCATATGCCATTAACTGGTGGAGTCTGGCTGCGGTCTACTAAATAAGAATCTCCAGCAGTATTAACTAACAATAGGTCGCCTGAGTCTGAGGGAAGCAGGCTGGTATCAATGATTGCTTTTCCTGCCTCAACCAACAAACCACCGTTGAGAGTTGCCTTGTCAATTTCAGGGGAAACAAGTTCCGAAAGAGGTTTAACTTTGGCGGAGTTCACGAAATTGATATCTTTTTTATGGTCAATATTTGAACCTGGCTCTCCCTGTCCGGTAGTGAGCCACAGTAACGAAACTCCCGTTTCTAAAGCACACTGAATCACCCACTCCGCCGGAAAACTATCTCTTAAGTATCTGTTTGCCATGGTACTTTTGGATGCACCTAGGTGATCACACAGTTGTTGTCTGGACTTAAAATCGTAGGCAGCCATTAACCTATGTATAGCCTCTCTTCCCCCGGTATTCTCGCCAGCTTTCACCTGTATCATTTTTCAATCCTATTGACGTATCAAAAATTGGATCGTAGTATCTCGGTGTATCAATTATTGAATCAAATAAAACAAGATAAAACGACGTAAACCAAACCTTAACCGAGAGATATTGCACTATGAGCACTGATATTTCAATTCGTGTACCAAAAGAGATGGCAACGCCTGCTGAGTTCGCGGAGTGGGAAGGTATCTCCCGTGGCTCCGTGTATCAAAAAATTCACCATGGTAAGCTTGCTAAGTACATGGTGAAGAAAGAAAAAAATAAAGGACGTGTAAGCCTGCGGTACCTGATGTACAAAACCGACCAGGTTCGTGAGTCTCTTGGTCATTCCAACTTCCGCGTCATTGTTGGTCAGTAAGTTCGATTATGAGAACTTTCTAAGGGGCTTACATGTTTGATTATAAGATTTCCAAACATCCACACTTTGACGAAGCCTGCCGGGCTTTCGCGCTGCGTCACAATATGTCGAAGCTGGCAGAACGCGCAGGAATGAATGTCCAGACGCTGCGCAATAAGCTGAACCCGGAGCAACCGCATCAACTTACGCCGCCGGAGATCTGGCTGCTGACTGATATCACAGAAGACTCAACGCTGGTTGATGGTTTTCTGGCTCAAATCCATTGCCTGCCGTGTGTGCCATTGAATGAAGTGGCAAAAGAGAACCTGCCGCATTACGTCATGAGTGCAACTGCGGAAATTGGGCGAGTAGCTGCAGGCGCAGTATCCGGTGATGTAAAAACCAGTGCGGGCCGCCGCGATGTTATCAACAGCATCAACTCTGTCACGCGCCTGATGGCACTCACCGCAGTTTCATTACATGCGCGTTTGCAGGCGAATCCGGCGATGGCAAGCGCAGTAGATACCGTGACGGGCCTCGGCGCTTCGTTCGGTCTGATTTGAGGTGGTTATGCTGACTAAAGAACCATCTTTTGCATCACTGCTTGTTAAGAAAAGTCCTGCAATGCACTGCGGTCATGGCTGGATTATGGGGAAGGATGGCAAGCGCTGGCATCCGTGCCGCTCTCAGGATGCGTTGCTGGCTGAGCTGTCCACTAAAAAGCAGGGGAAACCATGGCTATTGAAGGCGATGCTGCGACTGTTCCGCTAAGCGCTGGCCTCCGCCTTAATGGGTTAAACCACATCGCGGAATTAAGGGCGAAAGTGTTTGGCTTAAATATTGATTCAGAACTGGAGCGCTTTATTAGCGATATGCGGGACCAACGGGATATTAACCATGAGCAGAATAAACGCGCACTAGCCGCAATATTCTTTATGGCAAAGATTCCGGCGGAACGTCATAGCGTCAATGTTAGTGAGCTGACGACTGACGAAAAGCGGGAGCTGATTAAAGCAATGAACCATTTCCGTACAGTGGTGAGTTTATTTCCAAATCGGCTAGCCATGCCGAATTAACCCACAACCGAAATTAAAGGCGTAAATCCGCCGGGCTTCTTATTGTCCAAATTCAGGAGAAACAACAATGCGAAATATTGAAACCCGTATCACCAAAACAGGACCAGATGATGCTGGCCTTAACCAGATGCTGACTGATGCACGGATGGAAGAGCGCCGGGCACGTGCTGCGGCAATGGCAGCCCGTCTTGATAGCCTGGCCTGCCATATCACGTCACGCCATCTTAACCACGTTGAAGCGGCGGAGCTGCTGCGTATTGCGGCTGAAAACATTCAGAACGAAGCGCAGGAGATCCACTGATGGCTGATTCAATGGACCTTGTACAGCAGCGCGTTGAAGAAGAACGCCAGCGCCATATCCACACCGCCCGCAACAGAACGCCGGGCGTTTCACGTGTTCTTTGCATTGATTGCGATGCACCGATCCCGCCAGCACGCCGCCGCGCCATTCCGGGTGTGCAGTGCTGCGTCACCTGTCAGGAAATCGCAGAGCTGAAAGGCAAACACTACAACGGAGGTGCTGTATGAATACCGATAAGATGACAATTAGCCAACGTGCAAATCAATGGCTTGATAATGACTACTTATTTATTGATACCGAAACGACCGGGTTGGGTGATGATGCGGAAATAGTTGAAATATGCATTATTGATAGTCATGGGTTTATTATGCTTAATACGCTTATTAAGCCAACTAAGCCTATCCCTGATGAAGCAATAGCCATTCATGGAATTACTAATGAAATGGTTGCTTTTGCCCCTGCCTGGACTGATATATGCGGGGCAGTGGAGGAAATATTTCGTCGCTTTGGGTTTGTTATCTATAACGCCGATTTTGATCTCCGGTTAATTCGTCAGACCTACGCATTGAATGAAAGACCTTCTGAAGGTGCGCCATGGATGCTTGCTGCTCATTCTGTTTGCGCGATGAAGCTTTATGCAGAGTATCGAGGCGAGCCGGGACGATTTAATGGCTATAAATGGCATAAGCTGGTTGATGCTGCTGCGCATGAAGGTGTTGTGGTTGAAGATAAGGCGCACCGTGCTTTAGCTGATTGCAAAATGACGTTAGGGCTTGTCCGTGCTCTGGCTAAAGGTGGTGCTAAATGAGCACCATCCTGAAATGGGCGGGAAATAAAACCGCCATCATGCCGGAACTGATTAAGCATCTGCCTGCAGGTCAGCGACTGGTGGAGCCGTTCGCCGGTTCCTGTGCTGTGATGATGACAACAGACTATCCTCATTATCTTGTCGCGGATATTAACCCCGACCTTATCAATCTCTATAAAAAAATCGCCCTTGATTGTGAAGCTTTCATATCACGAGCAAAAAATATTTTTGCGATTGCGAATAGAGAAGTTGCTTATTACAACATTAGACATGAATTTAATCATTCATCTGAAATAACTGATTTCATGAAAGCAGTATATTTCCTTTATCTCAATCGCCATGGTTATCGTGGGCTGTGCCGCTATAACCTGAGCGGTCATTTTAATGTCCCTTACGGTAATTATAAAAATCCGTACTTCCCTGAAAATGAAATACGTACTTTTGCAGAAAAGGCACAACGCGCAACGTTTATCTGCGCCAGTTATGATGAGACGCTGGCAATGCTGCGGGCGGGGGATGTGGTTTATTGTGATCCGCCATATGACGGCACATTTAGCGGTTATCACACTGCCGGTTTTACCGGGGACGATCAGTACCATCTGGCGTCTATTCTTGAACGCCGTTCATCAGAAGGTCATCCGGTTATTGTGTCCAACAGCGACACCTCTCTGACACGTTCCTTATATCGTAATTTCACCCTCCGCCGCATCACCGCAAAGCGCAGCATGGGTGTGGCTGCAGGTGATGGTAAATCTGCATCAGAAATCATCGCTACGAAATCAGTATGCTGGTTCGGTGTTGATTTGGCGTCTGGTCCTGATGTCTCGGTGGAAACTGAGGTGCGGGCGTGGCAGTGAGTAAAATCACATTACATTATGTACAAACCACCGGCGGCTCGAATGAGGCCGCCGCAGCCTTTCCATGGAATACCCCAAAAAAAGCGGTTAACCCGTATCTGGACCCGGCGGAAGTTGCGCCGGAGTCTGCGCTTTCAAACCTGATCGCTCTTTACGCTGCGGATAACGAGCAGGAGCAGTTGCGCCGTGAGACGCTGAGCGATGAGGTCTGGGAACGCTATTTCTTCAATGAATCCCGTGATCCTGTCCAGCGTGAAATGGAGCAGGAGCGGCTGATTAGCCATGCCAAAACGGCGCGTGAGCAGCAGCGTTTTAATCCCGATCTGGTCATTATTGCCGACGTGGGCGCCCAACCGGCGCATATCAGCAAGCCGCTACTTGAACGGATTAAATATTTCCATAGCCTGGGCAGAGCAAAAGCTTATTCCCGCTACCTGCGCGAAACAATCAGGCCGTGTCTTGAGCGGCTGGAGCGCGTGCGTGACAGCCAGGTGTCTGCGTCTTTCCGGTTCATGGCGAGCCACGACGGGCTGGAGGGGCTGCTGGTACTCCCTGAAATGAATCAGGAGCAGGTCAAACGCCTATCCACGCTGGTTGCGGCACATATGAGCATGTGTCTTGATGCAGCCTGCGGTGATCTGTTTGTCAGTGATGATGTTAAACCAGAAGAAATTCGTCAGGCATGGGAAAGGGTTGCTGCAGAGGCCATGCGCCTTGAGGTCATCCCGCCTGCGTTTGAGCAGTTACGCCGCAAAAAGCGCCGCCGCAAGCCGGTGCCTTATGAACTGATCCCACCGTCGCTGGCGCGTATGCTGTGTGCGGACTGGTGGTATCGCAAATTGTGGCAGATGCGCTGCGAGTGGCGGGAGGAACAGCTGCGCGCCGTCTGCCTGGTCAACAAGAAAGCGTCCCCGTATGTCAGCTATGAAGCCATGATCCACAAACGCGAGCAGCGCCGCAAATCGCTGGAGTTCTTCCGCTCGCATGAGCTGGTCAACGAAGATGGCGACACGCTGGACATGGAAGACGTGGTGAACGCCAGCAACAGTAACCCGGCACACCGCCGTAATGAAATGATGGCCTGTGTTAAGGGGCTGGAGCTGATAGCGGAAATGCGCGGAGACTGCGCGGTGTTTTATACCATCACCTGCCCGTCACGCTTCCATGCAACCCTCAACAACGGCAGACCTAATCCGAAGTGGACCAGTGCCACGGTCCGGCAGAGCAGTGACTATCTGGTTGATACGTTCGCTGCTTTTCGCAAGGCAATGCACAAGGCCGGGCTGCGCTGGTATGGCGTCCGCGTTGCAGAGCCGCACCATGACGGCACCGTACACTGGCATCTTCTGTGCTTCATGCGCAAAAAAGACCGCCGTTCCATCACCGCGCTGCTGCGTAAGTTTGCCATCCGTGCAGACCGCGAGGAGCTGGGCGCCAATACCGGGCCGCGCTTTAAGTCCGAGCTAATCAACCCGCGCAAGGGTACGCCGACAAGCTACATCGCCAAGTACATCAGCAAGAATATCGACGGGCGCGGGCTGGCTAAAGAAATCAGCAAAGAAACCGGCAGATCACTGCGTGACAGCGCCGAGCATGTCAGCGCCTGGGCGTCACTGCATCGTGTCCAGCAGTTCCGTTTCTTTGGTATTCCGGGGCGTCAGGCATACCGCGAACTGCGCCTGCTGGCTGGTCAGGCGGCGAGAGTGCAGGGTGAACGCAAAGCGGGCGCGCCGGTACTGGATAACCCGCGTCTGGATGCAGTACTGGCGGCGGCTGATGCGGGCTGCTTTGCCACCTACATCATAAAGCAGGGCGGTGTGCTGGTTCCCCGCAAACATCACCTTGTCCGCACGGCATATGAGCATAACGACGAGCCGAGCGCCTACGGCGATCACGGTATCCGTATCTATGGCATCTGGTCCCCGATTGCAGAGGGCAAGATTTGCACGCACGCGATGAAGTGGAAAAAGGTTCGTAAGGCCGTTGACGTTCAGGAGGCGGCAGCCGACCAGGGCGCTTGCGCCCCTTGGACTCGTGGCAATAACTGTCCCCTTGCTGAAAATTTGAACCAACAGGAGAAAGATAAATCAGCTGATGGGGGCACCAGAACGGACATTACCCGCATGGATGACAAGGAATTGCACGATTACCTGCACAGTATGAGCAAACAAGATCGCCGGGAGCTGGCAGCAAGGTTGCGCCTGGTTAAACCGAAAAGGCGTAAAGACTACAAACAGCGAATTACAGATCATCAGCATCAGCAGCTCGTCTATGAACTGAAGTCCAGAGGATTTGATGGCAGCGAGAAAGAAGTCGATTTGCTCCTTCGCGGTGGCAGTATTCCATCAGGAGAAGGCCTGCGTATCTTCTATCGGAACCAGCGTCTGAAGGAAGATGATAAGTGGCGGAACCTGTATTAATTCCGCGGGTTAACAATTCGTGCTCTTAATAATACCAAGCATATCAGGCTGATGAACGTAAAAAACGTTTTACATCAGTAAGATTATTATATACTGTAAATATAAACAGTGGTTATATATACAGTATTTCTTGTGGTGTCATAGGAGGAAAGATGCAGGACTATTTTTTGGAGTCTTTGAAGCTCCAGCGCATTGATTTTTTTCTTAAGCTTGTAGCAGCTAGTGAGTGTAGTGATGAAGAGAAGGGGCTGGCCCTGCAGTGGGTTTCTGAACTGACAGATGAACTCATGGCAAAAATCAGAACCCACGAATACAACCGCTCAATGGATGTCATCAATTGAGGTGACTTTTATGCGCATTGAAATAATGATCGATAAAGAGCAGAAGATTAGCCAGTCTACTCTGGACGCCCTTGAATCCGAGCTTTACCGCAATCTGCGCCCCCTGTATCCCAAAACGGTAATTCGTATCCGCAAAGGTAGCTCTAACGGTGTGGAACTGACCGGATTGCAACTGGATGAAGAAAGAAAACAAGTGATGAAAATTATGCAGAAGGTGTGGGAAGACGACAGCTGGCTACATTGATTTTGTCAATAGACGCTTGTTTTTACTAATCAAAAAGGGTTACATATGAGTGAGAGGCGATGTCAATCAGATATCGCCTTGTTTTTCGTCAAGAAAAGAATAATAGGCTAAAAATGAAAATTAATAATGTAGCGTTAACAATATCTCTTGCTGTAATCCTAACTGGTTGCGTGCCACATGCTTCTAACCGAAATATCACTACTATTGAAGTGGTGAAGCCTGCTATTGGGCAAAGTGCTACCGCCTACATGGGCGATCCCATTATCACATCTGCTACTGGATTTAAAACGGACGTACTAGAACTTGGTGCGGCTAATGGTGCATTGTCTTCTATCGCTGCTGGTACATATTGCAGTGAGGGGAATGGAATTTACCGCAATTATCATAACCCTCAAGCTGTTGCGTTAAAAAATCTCTATGGGCAAATCGGTAACTATGTTGATTATGTTAGTTACGATGCTGCAAAAAATGAGATATCACCGCCAAATGGCACTTCTTATACTGCATCAGAAATTTCTATCAAACATGTTCCTGATGGGCTGTGTCGAGTGAGTAACTCATTGGTTAAGACTATCGAATACAATGGAAATGCAGGCGGTGTAATGAAGTTCACCTATCGTGAATTTGCAAACGATATGGCTCGTGCAGCATTTACAACAGATTTTTCTGTAGATTCTAAGGGAAGTGATGTTATCGCTTACAAAGGTGCCAAGTTCAAAGTGAACAAGGCTGATAACTCGTCTATTTCTTATACAATTATTTCTGGCTTTGACAAGGCTGTCACGTTCTAGGTTTCACGCTTACGGACTATGTTACGATTTTGCACATTCTGCATAAACGCGCATGTCTATGCTGCATGAGATCGCATGATCGTTTGAGGATCTTTTGTGTTAAGGCCCGCCAGTTCTGGCGGGCTTTTGCGTAGATCATGCAGGTGCATGAAAACCATTACATAAAGCGGGCAGGCGTGGCGGGGATACGAGCGCGCGCTGATATGTATAATTGTATAAACAAATATTGTTTCAGTTGCTCCATACGAATCACTGGGTATAAAATCAGTAAAATTTCTTTAACTTCTATTATCCCAAAAGTAAGAGTGATTCGATGGCTAATTTGTTAGATTGGAATACACTTCATCACAAAGTACAAGCATACTTGGATCCTGAGAATGGAATCGATAAACCACAAAAAGCTTTTCCAATTTTGATGGTGGCAACGTTACTAAATGTATCTGATGAAGAAGCTGAAGATGCCATAACTGATGGTTCAATGGATAGAGGTGTTGATGCTGTTTATGTCGATGACCGTGATGGCAGGAATTCTATCCATATATTTCAGTTTAAATATTCTGATACCTTTGAGAATACTAAAAAGAATTTTCCCAGCAATGAAATCGATAAGTTAGTGTCATTCTTTGATGACTTGTTGGATTTAAATAAATCTCTCGAGAAAACTTGCAATCCGATATTATGGAATAAAATTAAAGAAATTTGGGCTGCACTTGAGAAAAGTAATCCTTCCATTGAAGTTCACTTTTGTGGTAACACAATGGAAATGCAGAACGGAGAAAAAGAAAGAGCCAATGCGTCATTAAGTAAATATAAATATTTCAATGTTCACCATCATAGTTTGGACACTATTGTTAATTATTTTGTTGAAAGAAAGAATAGCGTTATTGATGAGCAGTTACAGATAGTGGATAAGGACTATTTTGACCGTACCGATGGCAGTATTAGAGGGTTAATATGTACTGTTGAAGCTTCTGAAATTGTAAGGATAATTACAAACCCTGAAAATCCAAAGGAGGTTAGGAAAGAAATTTTTAATGATAATGTAAGAGTTTATTTAAGTCGAACAAATAAAATAAACAGACGCATAATTGAAACTGCATTATCAGATCGCAGCCCATTATTTTGGTATTTGAATAATGGAATTACTGTAACTTGTGACTCTTTTTCTTATATAAAAGGGAAAAGAGCTCCATTGGTAGAATTAAAAAATATCCAAATCGTGAATGGAGGGCAGACATCTAATGCATTATTTGAGGCTAGCTTAAATTCCGAAGAAAGACTGGAAGATGTTTTAATATTAGTAAGGATAATTGAAACTAAATCTCAACCAGTTAGTCTGGCTATTGCTGAGTCAACGAACAGTCAAACTCCAATTAAAAGTCGAGACCTTCGTTCAAATGATGATATTCAGAAAAAATTAGAGGAAGCTTTTGAGGGCATGGGGCTTTTTTATGATAGAAAGGATGGGCAGCATTCGAACCAGCCTAAAAGTGTCAGAGTTGATGCTTTGAGTGCCGGACAAGCTCATTTAGCTTATTCGCTAGATTTACCTGAAGTAGCTAAAAAGGATAGGGGGAGGATTTTCTCAGATCTTTATGAAACTGTATTTACAGATGAATTAATGGCTGATGAGCTTCTGGCTTCTATCAAAGTACTTTCAGTTATTGAAAATAAGAAGAAATTATTGCAATCCTCTATCAGGAAAGAGGAGAAGTTCAATTCTGCGCATATGTTTTTAATTGATGGTGCTTATCATGTGTTATTTGCGGTAGGACAAATCTGTGATGCTAAAGGCGTTGATAGATTGAATTATCAAAAAGCAATTACGTTTGTTCCTGCTGCGATAAAATATATAAGTGCAATGGTCGAAAAAGCCCAGCGTGATGATGCTTCATTTTCATTTAATAGGTACTTCAAAGACGCAAAGACTAAAACCAAGATTGCTGCTTATATTCAGGGTATGGAAAAAGGTTTGTAAAGTGCAGAGTTCGCTAAGCTTGAATTTTCAGGCTTAGCGAGAGATTTAATTATTATGTTTTAAATATGAATAAGATGGTCTTTAAATTCAACCTTTATGTTATCTAGGTTATATCATATGAATATGCTTCAAATTTAATTACTTCATCGTTTAGCCAAGAATTAAGTTCAGTTAGACGCTTCTGTAAAGGCAATAGTTCATTACGTACAAATACTTTCGCTGCCTTCTCCACATCCCCAAACCCCCCAACATTACTCGGCATAATCCCCATCATCTGCGGCGGAACGCGGTGTGCTGCCATCATGTCATCGCGGCTCACGTTCTTGATGTTCAAAAACTCATCCTTAGCTGCAACCTCCGAAAGTGGAATGATTTGGATACCGTCCTTTTTACCGTTGGGCGAGTACATAAACAGGTTGCGGAAGTTGCCCGGCCCTTTGGCGCTTTTCATTGCCTGGCGGATGTTGTTCACGTCCTCCTGGTTCTGCGCGGCGTCAGTCATGTACATGATGAAGCCTGCGTGGCTACCGTTAATGTAGTACTTCCGGCGGAACAGTGTTGCGGACTCATTCAGCAGGGCGGAAGGGATAGCTGACAGATATTCCGGCAGACCGTAAATCTCCTGGTTTAAATCCGGCTCCATCAGGTGAAAGATGCTGCCTTTGGTGAACTCGTAGGGGGGCGTGGTTAGGCCGTATTGCACAAACCAGTAGGTGTCTAAATCGATCCCGCGGCGGGTGTATTTCGCCAGTGATGGCTCCAGCGACAGAATGCCGCCGAGTCGGTTAGTGCGCTTCTCCAGATAGGCATTACCGAATACCAGATAGTCCTGCACAAACCGGCTGAACGCCTGCTGGCTAAGAAGTGGATGCGGGATAAAGGTGCTGGTCAGAATGTTGCGTTTTACCGCAATGGGAGAGCTGTGATGCACTGCGGCACGGTAGGTTCGCGCCAGCCCGTCAAAGCTGACCGGCGGCTCATACCAGCGGTCCATCTGCACGCATTCCACATAGTCCAGCAGCTCGCGGCGGTCCAGCACCGGGATTGGATCACCAAAGCTGAAAGCCTCGGCAGTTACGTCTGCGTTTTTAGGCGCCATATCTTCTGTTGGCGTTGTGCTGGTTAAGGCTTCGAGCTCACTCATCAAAAAATCTCCACAATGTTGCTGGTATTGGCGGATTCGCCCTGCAGCGGTTCGTTAAACAGTGCATGCATCGTTGCCCAGGCCAAATCTGCGTGGCTGGCCTCTTCGCTGCGGCTGGCTTCATAGGTTGGACGGTTGCCGCTGGCGGTGGTGGCGCGGCGGATAGCCATAAAGGACTGCGCAATGTCGGTGTGCCCAGCGTCAAACTCCAGACGGCGGTGGCTGATAATGTCGTACGCCTTGAGCACCAGGGCATTTTTGACGTTAGGGTTGTAGACAAACTCCCGCACGGCAGGAAAGAACGCTTTTACGTTCTCATAAACACCGTGCCCGACGCCGGTCGAGTCGATGCCGATATAGGTCACGTTGTACTGCTGCGTCAGTTTTTTGATAGCATCAGCCTGGGCGCGAAAGTCCATCCCGCGCCACTGATGACGCTCCAGAATTCGGAACTTCCCGCCAGGTACAGTTGGCGGTGCCATAACCACGCAGCCTGCGCTGTCACCGTTCTGCGTACCTTTTGCCGGGTCATAACCGATCCACACTTCGCGCCAGCCAAACGGGCGCAGCGCCAGCGCCTGAAAATCGGTCCAGACTTCCCAGCTGTCCACCATGCACGCCTGCAGCTCGCTGAGCGGGAACACGGACGCGAGATCGTCCACGAACTCACACATCAGCAGGTTCTGGTATTCGTCCGGGCTGTACTCCATGCGCAGCTGGTCGAGGTCGAACAGGTTACAGCCGCCGCGCACCGCATCCTCCACGGTGACGATCTGGCGGTACTGCCCGTCAGGGCAGAGCAGGCCGCGCGCAAGGTTGCTGTGGGTCAGGTTAATATCCACCTTGTCCGCTTTGGCACGGCCCCGGTTAAACAGCGCACCGGACCAGAACGGATAAGCACTGTGGGTCAGGCTGGAGGGCGTGGAAAAATAGGTTTGTCGCCATTTTTTGTGAATGGCCATACCGGAAGCCACTTTGCGCAGTTCCTGGAATTTTGGTATCCAGAAATATTCATCTAGGTACAGATTACCGTGATAGCTCTGCGCCGTGCGGGCGTTGGTGCCGAGAAAGTACAAAGCTGCCCCATTGGGTAACACCATGGGATCGCCTTTCAGCTCAACATCCACCTCTTTTGCAAAGTCGATGATGTACTGCTTAAAGACGTGCGCCTGTGCCTTACTGGCAGAAAGGAAAATCTGGTTGCGTCCGGTCAGCAGGGCGTCAATCAATGCTTCACGGGCAAAATAAAACGTGGCGCCAATCTGGCGCGACTTGAGCAGGTTGCGGATGCGGTTTGTTTTCCCGGCTTCAAACCAGTGACGCTGATAGTCGAACATAGAGGCGTGGAAGACTTCTTCCAGCTTTTCGATCTGTTCATCAGTGAAAACATTCTTTTCCGGCTGACGGCGTGGGCCTTTGTTGCGGTTGGCGACGTTAGGGTTTAAGTCGGCTTCGTTGCCACCATTGTTAAACTTGCCGATCCGCGCGTGGCGCTCCGACTGGCGCGCCAGCAGGTCAATTTCTTTGAAATCTTTTCCTTCTTTATGCTCCTTCATAATGAGCTGGCAGTAGCGTGCGGCGGTGGTGAGCTGCATCTGATCCAGCGGCCCATAGTCGCCCCACTTGTCGCGTTTTTTCCAGCTGTGAACGGTTGCAACTTTTTCGCCCAGCATTTCAGCAATGCGGGCTACGCGGTATCCCTGAAAGTACAGCAGCATGGCCTGCCTACGGGGATCGAGGTCTGCGGGGGGCAGTGTCGTGTTCATGGCCCAAACATACGGCCTTGGATGGCGGCTTTCCCCGGCTGCGGTTTGTGTGGTTTACCGTACAAATACAGCGCGTTGTCTCACTCCCCCTATCACCGCAAACATAAGGCTCCAGTAAGTTATTTCTAACGGAGCACGGCTCATGACAGTGAAAGCAAAGCGTTTCCGCATCGGGGTGGAAGGTGCCACCACTGACGGGCGCGAGATCCAGCGTGAATGGCTGGTACAGATGGCTGCCAGCTACAACCCGACGGTCTATACCGCGCTGATTAACCTTGAGCACATCAAGTCTTATCTGCCGGAGAGCACTTTTAACCGCTATGGCAGGGTGACGGGGCTGGTTGCAGAAGAAATCCAGGACGGCCCGCTGGCGGGCAAGATGGCACTTTATGCCGATATCGAACCCACTGACGCCCTGGTGGAACTGGTGAAAAAAGGCCAGAAGCTTTTCACCTCCATGGAGGTCAGCACGAAGTTTGCCGACACCGGCAAAGCCTACCTTGTGGGGCTGGGTGCGACGGACGATCCTGCGAGCCTTGGCACCGAAATGCTGGCTTTCAGCGCCAGCGCCGCACATAATCCGCTGGCAAACCGTAAGCAGAACCCTGAAAACCTGTTTTCGGAAGCTGTCGAAACGCTGATCGAACTGGAAGAGGTCCAGGACGAAAAGCCGTCCCTCTTTGCCCGCGTCACCGCGCTGTTCACCAAAAAAGAGCAGACCGATGAGGCGCGTTTCTCCGATGTGCATAAAGCCGTGGAACTGGTCGCCTCCGAGCAGCAGAACCTGAGCGAGCGCACTGATAAATCCCTGTCCGAACAGGACAAGCGCCTTTCTGAGCTGGAGTCCTCCCTGCAGGAACAGCTGGCCGCCTTTGCCGAGCTAGAGCAGAAGCTTAGCAGCGAAGACAGCCGTAAAGACTACCGCCAGCGCGCGCCGGGCGGTGACGCACCGGCAGGCACCCTGACCAATTGCTGATGGAGCATAAAACCCGATGAAAAAGAAAACCCGCTTTGCCTTTAACGCTTACCTGCAGCAGTTGGCGCGCCTGAACAGTGTGGAGGTTGAAGAACTCTCCAGCAAGTTTACCGTGGAGCCGTCCGTGCAGCAGACGCTGGAAGACCAGATCCAGCAGTCCGCCGCTTTCCTGACGCTGATTAACATCACGCCGGTCACTGAACAGTCAGGACAGTTGCTGGGGCTGGGCGTTGGCAGCACCATTGCCGGAACCACCGATACCACCACCAAAGAGCGCGAGCCTACCGATCCGACGCTGATGGAAGACGTGGAATACAAATGCGAACAGACCAACTTTGATACGGTGCTGACCTACGCAAAACTGGACCTGTGGGCCAAGTTCCAGGACTTCCAGGTGCGTATCCGCAACGCCATCGTCAAGCGTCAGGCGCTGGACCGCATCATGATCGGCTTTAACGGCGTGAAGCGCGCCAAAACCTCAAATCGTGCTGAAAACCCGCTGCTGCAGGACGTCAATAAAGGCTGGTTACAGAAAATCCGCGAAGACGCGCCGGATCATGTTATGGGCAGCACCACAAAAGACGGTGCAACGACTGCAGGCGCGGTCAAAGTGGGCAAGGGCGGCGACTATGCCAACCTGGACGCCGTGGTGATGGATGCCGTCAACGAGCTGATCGACGCGGTTTATCAGGATGATGACGATCTGGTTGTCGTCTGCGGACGTGAACTGCTGTCTGACAAGTATTTCCCGCTGGTCAACAAAGAGCAGGACAACAGCGAGAAAATTGCCGCCGATCTGATCATCAGCCAGAAACGTATGGGCGGCCTGCAGGCCGTGCGTGCGCCTTATTTCCCGGCAAATGCCCTGCTGATCACCCGTCTGGATAACCTGTCCATCTACTGGCAGGAAGATACCCGCCGCCGTTCTGTTATCGACAACCCGAAACGTGACCGGATTGAAAACTTTGAGTCCGTCAACGAGGCGTATGTGGTCGAGGACTACCGCTGCGCGGCGCTGGTAGAAAACATCGAAATCGGTGATTTCAGCGCGCCTGCCGCACCGGAAAGTGGGGAATAACGCATGAGCCTGAGTCCCGCACGGCAGCACCGCCTGCGCATTCAGGCTGAACAGGCCGCCCGTGAGGGCGGCAGTGTTCGCCATGCGTCGGGCTATGACCTGATGCTGCTGCAGCTGGCAGAAGACCGCCGCCGCCTCAAGGGCGTCCAGTCCACGGTGAAAAAGGCGGAAATCAAGGTGGAACTGCTGCCGAAATATTCCGCCTGGGCGGAGGGCGTGCTGGCTGCCGGAGGTGCGCAGCAGGATGACGTGCTGATGTACGTGATGCTGTGGCGTATCGACGCCGGTGATTATGCCGGTGCGCTCGAAATCGGGCGCCATGCGCTGCGCCATGGCTGGGTGATGCCACTGGGCAACCGTAACGTGCAGACCGTGCTGGCAGAAGAAATGGCAGACGCGGCGCAAAGCGCTCTGCTTGCCGCTGCCGGTTTTGATGCCGATCTGCTTCTGCAGACGCTGGACCTGACCACCGATCTGGATATGCCGGACCAGTCGCGGGCGCGCCTGCATAAAGCCATCGGTGCTGTACTGAGCGAAAGCAACCCGGCGTCTGCCCTGAATCACCTTAACCATGCGCTGCAGCTTGATCCCCGCTGCGGTGTGAAAAAAGAAAAGCAGCAGCTGGAGCGCAGACTGCGCAATGACAGCCGCTAACGAACGTGCCCCGCGCACGGGCGGCACGGGATGGCGAAAGGCACTGCTACATCAAAATTCCGTCCACCGCCCACTTATTCAGGAGAAAGCCGCATGAAGTTTGTTGCGCCCGAACAGGCACCGGAACAGGCGGAGGTCATCAAAAATACGCCGTTCTGGCCTGATGTGGACCTGTCGGAATTTCGCAGTGTGATGCGCACTGACGGCACGGTGACGCAGCCGCGTTTAAAGCAGGTCGTGCTGACGGCGATCTCTGAGGTTAACGCTGAGCTGTACGACTTCCGCAACCGTCAGCAGATGCAGGGCTGGCGGACACTTGCTGAGGTTCCCGCAGAAATGCTGGACGGTAAAAGCGAGCGCATCCGGCACTACCACAACGCTGTTTTTTGCTGGGCGCGCGCTGTGCTTAATGAGCGTTATCAGGACTATGACGCCACGGTGTCAGGCGTGAAGCGAGGGGAGGAGCTGGCGGAGGCCAGCGGCGATCTGTGGCGTGATGCCCGCTGGGCCATCAGCCGGGTGCAGGATACACCGCACTGTACGGTGGAGCTTATCTGATGAAAGTGCGTGCGCATCAGTATGACACGGTGGACGCGCTTTGCTGGCGTCATTACGGGCGCACGCAGGGTGTCACTGAGCAGGTTCTGCAGGCAAATCCGGGGCTGGCTGAGTACGGCCCATTTTTACCGCACGGGCTGCAGGTGGAACTGCCGGACATTACGGCGTCAACCACGGCGCAGACCGTCCAGCTATGGGACTGAATTATGACGCTTGAACGAATCAGCGCCTTTATCACTTACTGCATTGCCGTGCTGCTGGCATGGCTGGGCGATCTGTCGCTCAAGGATGCGTCAACGGTTGGCGGCGTACTGATTGGTGTGCTGATGCTGGCTATCAACTGGTACTACAAACACCAGTCTTTCAAATTGTTACGTGGCGGCAAGATTTCGCGGGGGGAATATGAATCCTTCAATCGTTAAGCGCTGCCTTGTCGGGGCGGTGCTGGCTATCGCAGCCACGCTGCCCGGATTTCAGTCGCTTCATACCTCCGTTGAGGGGCTGAAACTGATCGCCGATTACGAGGGATGCCGCCTGCAGCCTTATCAGTGCAGCGCGGGCGTCTGGACTGACGGGATCGGCAATACGTCCGGTGTGGTGCCTGGAAAAACCATCACGGAACGGCAGGCGGCGCAGGGACTTATCACCAACGTGCTGCGCGTGGAGCGAGCACTGGATAAATGTGTGGTGCAGCCGATGCCGCAAAAGGTCTATGACGCGGTGGTGTCGTTTGCTTTCAACGTGGGCACCGGCAACGCCTGCAGCTCCACGCTGGTTAAGTTGCTGAACCAGCGGCGCTGGGCGGATGCCTGCCTTCAGCTGCCGCGCTGGGTTTATGTGAAAGGTGTATTTAATCAGGGGCTGGATAACCGCCGTGCGCGGGAGATGGCCTGGTGCCTTAAAGGAGCTGGACTATGACGCGTGCGCTGGCAGTAGTGGTAGCGCTGGCATTCGTTGCGCTGGGCTGGCAGTCGTGGCGGCTTAACAGTGCCAGCCACACCATCGAAACGCAGCTCGCGGCGCTGAAAAGCAAAGCGCAGGAACTGACGAAGAAAAATAGCCAGCTGATCGGTCTGTCCATTCTGGCTGAAACCAACAACCGGGAGCAGGCGCGGCTCTATGCCGAAGCAGAACAGACCAGCGCACAGCTGAGACAACGACAACGCCGGATCGAGGAACTGAAACGTGAAAACGAGGATTTGCGCCGCTGGGCTGACGCTCCTTTGCCTGCTGACATTATCCGGCTGCGGGAGCGTCCGGCCCTCGCCGGAGGTGCAGCTTACCGTGAGTGGCTGTCCCAGAGTGACGCAGTGCCGCTTGGACAGGTCAGCGCCGCGCAGTAACGGCGATCTGAACCAGGTGCTGGATGAAACTGAGGCCGCTTGGGCGGTCTGTGCTGACAAAGTGGACACGATCATTGCGTGTCAGGAGCGAGACAGTGAACAAGCCGCAGTCCTTACGCAACGCCCTGAATAAAGCTGTGCCCTATGTCCGCAATAACCCGGACAAGCTGCACCTTTTCGTTGATAACGGCTCACTGGTGGCAACCGGGGCCAGCTCCATGTCATGGGAGTACCGCTACACCCTGAACGTGGTGATCGAGGATTTCAGCGGCGACCAGAATCTGCTGATGGCTCCCGTGCTGCTGTGGCTCAGTGCCAGCCAGCCGGACGCCATCAACAACCCGGAGCTGCGTGAAAAACTGTTCACCTTTGACGTGGATATTCTGCGCAACGATGTGTGCGATATCAGCCTGAACCTGCAGCTTACAGAGCGCGTGCTGGTCAACACTGACGGTAGCGTGTCGAGCGTTGAAGCGGTGACGGAGCCGGACGAACCCGAAGAAATGTGGACGGTGAAACGTGGATGAGTTGCAGAGGGTGGATGACTGGCTGATGGCACTGCTGGCAAATCTGGAGCCTACCGCGCGCAGTCGTATGATGCGGCAGCTGGCGCAGCAGCTGCGCAGGTCGCAACAGCAGAACATCAGGTTGCAGCGTAATCCCGACGGCAGCGGCTATGAGCCACGCCGGGTGACGGCCCGCAGCAAGAAGGGGCGCATCAAGCGCCAGATGTTTGCAAAACTGCGCACCACTAAATACCTGAAAACCGCAGCCAGTGCGGACTCCGCCAGCGTGCAGTTTGATGGCAAGGTGCAGCGTATTGCCCGTGTTCACCATTACGGCCTGCGCGATCGCGTCAGCCGTAAAGGCCCGGAGGTCCGTTACGCAGAGCGCCACCTGCTGGGCATCAACGATGAGGTGGCAGCGTTGACATGCGACACGCTGTTACGGTGGTTGATAGCCTAGCTTATTTAAAATAGTGTCTGTAGTTCACAAAATCCCAATTAATTTTACCGTCTTCAAAATTAGCCTCTTTTAAAATTACAAGGCTGTTTAGACGCCTGAAATAGGAGTAGTAATCCTTAAGAAGGAATGTGCATTCAGTACCATTTCTTTTCATGGGGGCAGTTTGATATTCCCCATTGTGGAATAGTGCATTCCTTAAACCACTATAAATGTCCAATGAACGCGGTGGTCTTTTGTTGTCTTGCTGTTTTATATCAAATTTAAATTTCGAAAGATATTTGTACAATACTGACGGTGCGTTATTACTAAGGTCATTCTCTCGCTGGCGAGCTATGGACTCTAAGCCTGAAAATAAAAGGTAGTATGATACATCAATGTATCTTTGAGGGGTGGAAAAGACCTGTACGTTCTTATGAAGTAAGGTGGAGTAGTGACGATCTTTTTCAATGATTATTTTATTTAATGCAGCCTCTATAAAATATCTTCTGGAGTTTTTTGAATAATAATCTTCTTTGATTATTATTCCCGTGCTCTTAATGCTATACGCTATGTTAATGAGTTTAGGGTAGTCGTCATCAAGATTGCCCATGCTTTCATGCTTTCTTAATGAGTAGCCAAATGATACGGGGCGCTGTTCAATGAAGGATAATATTGCTGTTAGATGAAATAGTATATCTCGGCATTCGTTGGCGTCATTTATATCTAGTTCGAGAAATGCTGTAAGGTGTAATTCATCGCGGGATTTCATTTTTTTTATTATTTCTGAGATGGATTTACACGTCGGAAACATAGTGCCAAAAGAGAAATGAGTCACTTTGGTGATATTGAATCCATATATTCCAACAGTAAGCATAAGGCTTCCTTTTTGTGCTGTAGACCATACAAAGGACCACAAGTTTGTAACTCATTCTAATGTGAGAATCTTATGAAATGAACGCACAACTCACAGAAATCATGCGCCTTATCACCAACCTGATCCGCACCGGCACCGTGACCGAAGTGGACAGGGAAAACTGGCTGTGCCGGGTGAAAGTGGGTGAGCTTGAAACTAACTGGATTAACTGGCTGACGCTGCGTGCCGGTAGTGCCCGTACATGGTGGTGCCCGTCGCCGGATGAGCAGGTGGTGGTGCTGAGCATGGGCGGCAATCTGGAAACCGCTTTTGTGCTGCCCGCCATCTACTCCAATCAGTTTGCGCCGCCGTCGGATTCTGTGGACGGCTGCGTGACGGAGTACCCGGACGGGGGCTGGTTTGAGTACGAACCCGCCACCGGGCGGTGGCATGTCCGGGGTATCAAATCCATGGTGATCGAGGCGGCGGACAATATCACCCTCAAAACCGGTGAGTTTGTGGTGGAGGCTGACACAACACGCATTAACAGCGAGGTGGTGATCAACGGCGGCGTCACCCAGGGCGGCGGCGCAATGAGTTCTAACGGGGTCGTGATGGATAAACACGGTCACACTGGCGTTAAGTCAGGCGGGGATACATCGGGAGGTCCGGTATGACGCCGTATATCGGTATGAGCCGGAATGACGGGCAGGCCCTTGCGGATACAGACCATCTGCGCCAGTCGGTGCGGGATATTCTGCTGACACCGCAGGGTAGCCGCATTGCCCGACGGGAATACGGTTCGCTGCTGTCCGCGCTGATTGACCAGCCGCAGAACCCGGCACTGCGCCTGCAGATTATGTCTGCAGTCTATGTGGCGCTGAACCGCTGGGAGCCGCGCCTTACGCTGGACTCCATCACCATCAACGGCAATTTTGACGGCTCTATGGTGGTTGAGCTTACGGGACATAGTAATAACGGAGCACCGGTTTCCCTTTCCATATCAACAGGAGCAGACAATGGCAGTCATTGACCTTTCCCGGTTACCGCCGCCGCAGATAGTGGACGTGCCGGATTTTGAGACGCTGCTGGCTGAGCGCAAGGCCGCTTTTGTGGCTCTTTATCCTGTGGATGAACAGGACGCGGTGCGGCGCACGCTGGCGCTGGAATCTGAACCCGTCACCAAGCTGCTGCAGGAAAGCACATACCGCGAAATCCTGCTGCGCCAGCGTATTAACGAAGCTGCGCAGGCGGTGATGGTGGCCTATTCGATGGGAAATGATCTTGAGCAGCTGGCAGCCAACTGCAACGTGAAACGTCTGACGGTAGTGCCTGCTGATAATGATGCAGTACCGCCGGTCGCCGCAGTGATGGAAGATGATGAGGCGCTGCGCCAGCGCATCCCTGCAGCATTTGAGGGACTGTCCGTTGCTGGCCCGACGGGAGCCTATGAATTTCACGCCAGAAGTGCGGACGGACGTGTGGCAGATGCCAGCGCAACCAGTCCGGCTCCTGCAGAGGTGGTACTTACCGTACTGAGCCGGGAGGGTGACGGTACAGCAGTAAAAGATCTGCTGGATGTGGTTGAAAAAGCCCTGAACAGTGAGAGTGTACGCCCGGTGGCTGACCGTCTGACGGTTCGTAGTGCGGAGATCATACCGTACCGGGTGGAGGCTACCATTTTTCTTTATCCGGGGCCGGAAGCGGAGCCTGTTATGGCGGCGGCAAAAGCCAGCCTGCAGAAGTACATCGCCAGTCAGACGAGGCTGGGACGTGATATCCGTCGCAGCGCCATTTATGCCGCGCTGCACGTGGAGGGCGTCCAGCGTGTGGAGCTAACGTCCCCTCTGGAGGATGTGGTGCTGGATAAGACGCAGGCGGCATCCTGTACTGAATGGAGCGTTACCAACGGGGGCACGGATGAATAGTCTGTTGCCGCCGGGTTCGTCGCCGCTTGAGCGCCGACTGGCGCAGACCTGCAGCGGGATTTCCGATCTGCAGGTATCGCTGCGTGATTTGTGGAACCCGGCAACCTGCCCGATCAGATTCCTGCCTTATCTGGCCTGGGCGTTTTCTGTTGACTGCTGGGATGAGAGCTGGACAGAAAGCGTCAAGCGCCGCGTTGTGCAGGACGCTTTTTATATCCATCAGCACAAGGGGACAACCCGCGCCGTGCGGCGCGTGGTGGAGCCGTTCGGCTTCCTGATCCGCATCATTGAGTGGTGGCAGACCGGCGAAACGCCGGGAACGTTCCGTCTGGATATTGGCGTACAGGATCATGGTATCACCGAAGACACCTATCTGGAGCTTGAGCGCCTGATAAGCGATGCCAAACCATGCAGCCGTCATCTGGTTGGTATGTCCATCAACCTGCAGACAGGTGGCCCGTATTTTGTGGGGGCTGCCACCTACACCGGCGAAGAAATCACGATCTACCCGTATATCAACGAAACCATTATTTCCGGCGGCACCGCTTATGAGGGCGGGGCGGTCCATGTTATTGACACAATGAGAGTGAATCCATGAGCGCAAAATTTTATACCCTGCTGACGGAGATCGGCGCGGCGAAACTGGCAAGCGCCGCCGCGCTCGGTGTCCCGCTGAAAATTACCCATATGGCGGTGGGCGACGGTGGCGGTGTGCTGCCCACACCCAGCGCGCAACAGACCGCGTTAGTTGCTGAGAAGCGTCGAGCAGCGCTGAATATGCTGTATATCGACCCGCAGAACAGCAGCCAGATTATTGCTGAGCAAGTGATCCCGGAAACTGAGGGGGGATGGTGGATTCGTGAGGTCGGCCTGTTTGATGAAACCGGCGCACTGATCGCCGTGGGTAACTGCCCTGAGAGCTACAAGCCGCAGCTGACAGAAGGGAGCGGACGTACGCAGACCGTGCGCATGGTACTGATTACCAGCAGCACCGATAACATCACCCTGAAAATTGACCCTGCAGTAGTGCTGGCAACCCGTAAATATGTAGATGATAAGGCGCTGGAGCTGAAGGTATATGTAGACGACCTGATGGCAAAGCATCTTGCTGCGCCGGACCCGCATTCACAGTATGCGCAGAAGGACAGCCCTACACTCACAGGGATTCCAAAGGTACCGACGCCAGCGGCGGGTAACAGCACTAAACAGATTGCAAACACGGAATTTGTGGCATCGTCTATCGCGGCAATAGTGGATTCTGCGCCTGCAGCACTGGATACGCTGAACGAGCTGGCAGCGGCTCTGGGGAATGACCCGAACTTTGCCACGACGATGATAAACGCTCTGGCTGGAAAGCAACCGCTGGACAATACACTGACGAATTTAAGCGGAAAAGATGTAGCTGGTCTTCTTGCATACCTCGGTTTAGGCGAAACGATAAATCTGGCCACTGGCGCCATGCAAAAAGACCAGAACTTGAATGATGTGCCAGATAAAGCGCTGGCCCGTCAGTCCCTCCAGCTTGGCAACAGCGCTACACTCAACGTCGGCACCACACCAGACACTGTAGCCGCTGGTGACGACATCCGTATTTCCACCGCCAAAAGAGCTATAGACGACACCCAGACCGGTCTTGGTGCTCAGCCCGTTATGTGGGTAAGTACCGCCGATGATTTGAGCATTCTGCCGTCTGGTGCTCGCCGGTTTGCCAGCAATAAAGCTCCGGCAACAATATTGCCGGTAAACGATTATGTTTTCCTGGAAGTGATTGCCAAACGCGATTGCGTAGACGGCTGCGCCGTTCTGATAACAGACTCAGTTGGTAACACCTGGATTGGCGCGCGCTGGGACGCAACCAATGATTCCGGGTTTACCTGGCGTCCCCTGATGTCGTGTCCGCCCGGCGTTCCCCTTCCGTGGCCGTCTGACACCATCCCTGCTGGTTACGCCCTGATGCAGGGGCAAGCATTTGATAAGAACGTTTATCCCTTACTGGCAATAGCATATCCATCCGGCACTATTCCGGACATGCGCGGCTGGACAATCAAAGGCAAGCCCGCGAGCGGGCGCGCTGTGCTATCTCAGGAGCTGGATGGCAACAAATCGCACAGTCACAGCGCCAGAGCGCAGGATACCGATCTGGGAACGAAAGGTACGTCGTCATTTGATTACGGAACGAAGAGCTCTAATACAACAGGCGGTCATAACCATTCGGCGGGCGGCACATACGGTGGTGATTCAATCGGTGGAAAAATTCGCGTCCAGCATGATGGCAATGACCAGTTAACAAGCTGGAATGGCGATCACGCACATACCACATGGATTGGTCCGCATGACCACACTGTATATATCGGCCCACACGGCCACGTCGTTATTGTGGACGCAGACGGTAATGAGGAAACAACGGTTAAAAACATTGCATTTAATTACATAGTGAGGCTTGCATAATGACTTTTAAAATGAGCAGCAAAGCGCGGACAATTACGATTTATAACCTGCGTTCAGATACGAATGAATTTATTGGGGCAGGTGATGCGTATATACCGCCACACACGGGATTACCGGCAAACTGTACGGATATTGCACCCCCTGATATTCCCGCCAGTCATATTGCTGTATTTGACGCTGAAACCGAAATGTGGAGTCTGCATGAGGACCACCGTGGCGAGACGGTTTACGACACAACAACCGGCAATCAGGTTTATATCTCCTCTCCCGGTCCGCTACCTGAAAACGTCACATCAGTTTCACCTGATGGTGAATATCAGAAATGGAATGGTAAGGCGTGGGTAAAAGACGAAGTGGCTGAAACAGCGGCCAGACTTCGTGAAGCTGAAGGAACCAAAAGCCGTCTTTTGCAAACAGCAGCGGAGAAAATCGCGCCATTACAGGATGCTGTTGATCTTGAAATCGCAACAGATGATGAGAAAGTGCAGCTCGACGAGTGGAAAAAATACAGGGTGTTGGTAAACCGGGTAGATACCACAAATCCTGACTGGCCTGATGTACCTGTAAGCCAGTAATATGACGTTGTGAAAAATCAGGCTGACGTTAATAAAACATGCCAGCCTGAAGTAATATTCAGTTCAGTAAGAACTGATGAAACTTAATGACCAGATATACCATCAGTCCTGATATGGTTGTTATAGTTTTCTGTAAAAAATTAACAACCACAAATCTGACACCACTCCAGTGGTTTCTCTATATCTTGTGGCCATTTGTCACACCATGGTGGGCGAATATATGGGGCAGGCATTGGCGGCCAGCCACTGGAAGAGTGTTTTGTATTATCTGGTGGAGGTTTTGAATCACTGGCAGCCATCGCCGATGTCGAAAAGGCTGTAGCCGACAACACCAGAAGCAATGGGAAAAATATACGATGTCTCATAATGTCACCCGTGAATATTCAGATTATCCATACTGTTGACTTCCTTCATTTCCAGCATAGTTCACGCTGTATCATCATTGAATAAACAATTAAGTTTTTTGAGCGAAAATTTACCTAAAGAAAAAATAATAAGCTTTGATATTTTTTGCAATATTTTAACTCGTACCAAAATAAATGTGTAGATGGCCTAAGAAACTGATGAGCAGGAATATTGATAGCCAGTAAATCACTCCCGTGGTAATGAAGGCCACCTGATTGCTGTGAAAGTGGCCTCGTCTGAAACGCCAGTTAAGTCCAGCGATTTAAGAACGTTGATATAATTCATCCACAGAATTAAAGCTGCTTTATTTTCATCACTGATAATTCCCAACGTTAATTCTGTGCGCCAGTCCTTAATAGCATTACCTGCATCGTTAAGTAATTTCGGGTGGTTTCGGCCTTAGCCTGACAATCCACCGAAACGGGTAAAATCTTACCATCCCTGTATCACCAGGAGCCATCACCATGGCAATCATCAGGGCAGTCTGCAGCGTCCACTTCCGCGCCGGACTTGCCGCTGCGAGGGCGCAAGGGCGAGTCGGTGGCAGGCGTCCAAAGCTCACTCCGGAGCAATGGGAGCAGGCCGGACGGTTGCTTGCCGCCGGTGAAACTCGTCATCGTGTTGGATTACTTTTTGATGTTAGCATTTCCACTCTTTACAAGAAATTCCCTGTAAATCAGTCGCGTTGAAAGTGGCGATATTGTACCAGCACTGACACATCGTGAAATGCGTGCGCCGCACGCCTGGCAACCAGAACATAAGGTATCCCTGTCAACCGGAGAGACTGCCTTATGGCTCAGGATTACCACCACGGGGTGCGCGTTGTTGAAATCAACGAGGGCACCCGACCTATTACCACGGTGAGCACTGCCATCGTGGGCATGGTCTGCACCGGCGATGATGCTGATGCGTCCGTGTTCCCCCTCAATAAGCCGGTCCTGCTGACTGATGTGCTCACCGCCAGCGGTAAAGCGGGGGAGTCCGGCACGCTGGCCCGCTCGCTGGACGCGATTGCAGATCAGGCAAAACCCGTGACTGTCGTTGTGCGTGTGGCGCAGGGCGAAACCGAAGCGGAAACCACCTCCAATATTATCGGCGGCGTAACTTCCGACGGTAAGAAAACGGGCATGAAAGCGCTACTGTCGGCGCAGTCGCAGCTCGGTGTCAAGCCGTGCATTCTTGGGGTGCCGGGACATGACACTCAGGCCGTTGCTACTGAACTGCTGGGCGTGGCGCAAAGCTTGCGCGGGTTTGCCTACCTTGCTGCTAATGGCTGCAAAACGGTGGAGGAAGCTATTGCCTATCGCGAGAATTTCAGTCAGCGCGAGGGAATGCTGATCTGGCCTGACTTCATCAACTTTGACACCGTGCTGAAAGCAGACGCGACGGCTTACGCCTCCGCCCGTGCGCTCGGCCTGCGTGCCAAAATCGACGAGCAGATCGGCTGGCATAAAACCCTGTCCAATGTGGGTGTGAACGGTGTCACCGGCATTTCCGCTGATGTGTTCTGGGATCTGCAGGACCCGGCAACCGATGCGGGACTGCTGAACAAAAATGACGTCACCACATTGATCCGCAAAGACGGCTTCCGCTTCTGGGGTTCCCGTTGTCTCAGTGACGATCCGCTGTTTGCTTTTGAGAACTACACCCGTACGGCGCAGGTGCTGGCTGACACTATGGCGGAGGCGCACATGTGGGCGGTGGATGGCGTGCTTAATCCGTCGCTGGCCCGCGACATTATTGAAGGACTACGCGCCAAGATGCGCAGTCTGGTCAACCAGGGATACCTGATTGGTGGTGACTGCTGGCTGGATGAGTCTGTTAACGATAAAGACGCCCTTAAAGCCGGGAAACTGACCATCGATTATGACTACACGCCGGTGCCTCCGCTTGAAAACCTGATGCTGCGCCAGCGCATCACCGATCGTTACCTGGTCGATTTTGCCAGCCGTGTCGCTGCATAAGGGGGAATCATGGCTTTACCACGCAAGTTAAAACACCTGAACCTGTTCAACGACGGGAACAACTGGCAGGGGATCGTTGAGTCTCTGACCCTGCCGAAATTTACCCGCAAGTTTGAGAAGTATCGCGGCGGCGGTATGCCGGGCGCAGTGGATGTGGACATGGGGCTGGATGACGGTGCACTGGACACGGAATTTTCAATCGGCGGTACCGAGCTGCTGTTATTCAAGCAGATGGGCAAGGCAACCGTTGACGGCATCCAGCTGCGTTTCACCGGTTCCATTCAGCGTGACGATACCGGCGAAGTGCAGGCCGTTGAGCTGGTTGTGCGCGGGCGCCATAAAGAAGTGGATTCCGGCGAGTGGAAAACCGGCGAGAGCAGCAGCACCAAAGTCAGCAGTACCAACAGCTACGCGAAGCTGACCATTAATGGTGAGGTGCTCTATGAGGTCGATCTGGTCAACATGGTAGAAATCGTTGGCGGCATGGACCTGATGGAAGAACACCGTAATGCCCTCGGCCTCTGATTAACCTTAACGGCGCGGGCAGCCGCGCCAGTATTTCATTAACAGGATACGAACATGAGCGACAAGCTGACTGAAAAGACCGTAAAACTGGATACTCCCATCATGCGCGGTAAAGCTGAAATTACCGAAATTGTGCTGCGCAAGCCTCAGTCCGGCGCACTGCGTGGCACCCGTCTGCAGGCCATTATGGATATGGACGTGGGCGCAATGATGACTGTGATTCCACGAATCTCCACCCCGACGCTGACCGCGCAGGAAATGGCAGTGCTGGACCCCGCCGATCTCACCGCGCTGTCGGTAGAGGTGGTGACTTTTTTGTTGCCGAGGTCGGTGCTTGCCGGTTTACCGACAGCCTGACGATTGATGATCTTGTGGCGGACATCGCCACCATCTTTCACTGGTCGCCATCCATCACTGACGTTATGCCGCTGACTGAGGTGCTGGCGTGGCGGCATAAGGCAATTCAGCGAAGCGGGGCCAGCGATGAGTGACAACAACCTGCGTCTGCAGGTGATTCTTAATGCGGTTGACAAGCTCACCCGCCCATTTCGATCCGCGCAGGCCAGCTCAAAAGAGCTGGCTGCAGCCATTCAGCAAAGCCGCGCCCGTTTAAAAGAATTAGATGCTCAGGCGGGCCGTATTGACGGTTTCCGCAAGGCCAGCGCGCAGCTGGCAGTCACCGGTAACAGCCTGAAAGCCGCACGCGAAGAAACTGCGAAACTTGCCACGCAATTCTCTGCTACCAATCGCCCGACGGCGGCGCAGGCACGGCTGCTTGAGCAGGCAAAAAACCGCGTTACGGAGTTACAGAGCAAATATAACGGTCTACGTCAGTCGGTGCAGCGCCAGCGTCTTGCGCTCAATGAAGCCGGACTGGACACGAAAAAACTCAGTAGTGTGCAGCGGGAACTGCGGCAGAATGCCGACGAAACCCGGCAGGCCCTGGACCGGCAGCAGAAATCCCTTAAACGCCTGGGCGAACAGCAGGCGCGAATGAACGCCGTCCGCGATCAGTATTCACGCCGTCTTGAGGTGCGGGATCGCATCGCCGGGGCAGGGGCTACCACTACGGCTGCGGGGGTGGCAATGGGCGCACCTGTTGTGGCAGCAGTTAAGAGTTACGCCAGCATGGAAGATGCCATGAAAGGCGTGGCAAAGCAGGTAAACGGGCTGCGGGACGATAATGGCAACCGCACAAAACAGTTTTATGACATGCAGGATGCCATCAAGGCCGCCAGCGAACAGCTGCCGATGGAGAACGGCGCTATAGACTATGCCGCGCTGGTTGAAGGTGGTGCTCGCATGGGGGTGACCAATCAGGACGATCCTTACGAAGAGCAGAAACGTGACCTGCTGGCTTTTGCATCCACGGCGGCAAAAGCGGCAACGGCCTTTGAGCTGCCCGCAGATGAACTGGCAGAAGGACTGGGGAAAATCGCGCAGCTCTATAAAGTTCCGACGCGCAATATTGAACAACTGGGCGATGCGCTGAACTACCTGGACGATAACGCCATGTCAAAGGGTGGGGACATTATCAACGTCCTGCAGCGTATGGGGGGCGTGGCTGACCGCCTTGACTTCCGAAAGGCCGCGGCGCTGGGTTCAACATTCCTTTCTCTTGGGGCTGCCCCGGAAATCGCCGCCAGCGCCTCTAATGCCATGGTGCGTGAACTGTCCATTGCTACCATGCAAAGTAAACGATTTTTTGAAGGCATGAATCTGTTGCAACTCAATCCGGCGGAGATTGAAAAGCAGATGACCACCGATGCCATGGGCACAATTCAGCGGGTTCTGGAGAAGGTCAACAATCTGCCGCAGGATAAACGCCTGTCAGCCATGACAATGATTTTTGGCAAAGAGTTTGGCGATGATGCGGCAAAGCTGGCTAACAACCTGCCGGAGCTGCAGCGCCAGCTGAAACTCACATCAGGCAGTGGTGCTAATGGCTCCATGCAGAAAGAATCCGACATTAACAAGGATTCATTGTCTGCGCAGTGGTTGCTGGTTAAGACGGGCGCGCAAAACGCTTTCAGCAGCCTGGGGGAAACGCTGCGCCAGCCGCTGATGGATATTATGGGCATGGTTAAGCGCGTGACCGGGGCGTTGCGTCGCTGGGTTGAGCAGAATCCCGTGCTGGCTGGCACGCTGATGAAAGTGGCGGCAGCTACGGCAGCCATTACTGTTGGGTTGGGGGCTCTGGCAGTGGCGGTAGCTGCTGTGCTGGGACCGCTGGCGGTTATCCGGTTTGGCCTGTCCATGCTGTCAGTTAAAGCGTTACCTTCTGCAGCCGCCGCTGCCACACGTACAGGTAGCGTGCTGCGTTTGTTGATCTCTGGTCCGCTGGCTTTGCTGCGCGTGGCATTATTTGATGTTGGTAGCCTGCTGGGTGCGCTGCTCAGTCCTGTAGGGCTGGTTGTGGCTGCACTGGCAGGCGTGGCGCTGGTTATCTGGAAATACTGGCAGCCCATCAGTGCATTTCTGGGGGGCGTGGTGGAAGGGTTCAGAGCCGCTGCTGCGCCCATCAGCGCCGCTTTTGAGCCGCTCAGACCCGTGTTTCAGTGGATTGGTGACAGGGTGCAGGCCTTGTGGGGCTGGTTCAATGATTTACTTACCCCGGTTAAATCCACTGCCGAAGAACTGAACAGCGCAGCTGCAATGGGGCGTCGGTTTGGTGAGGCGCTGGCGGAAGGTCTGAATATGGTGATGCACCCACTTGAGTCACTTAAATCCGGTGTGTCATGTCTGCTGGAAAAGCTCGGTATTGTTAGTAAGGAGGCGGCAAAGGCGAAACTACCTGCGCAGGTTACGCAGCAGCAGTCCGCCACAGTGAACAGTGACGGCAAAGTGGTGCTTCCGCCAGGCGGGTTCCCGGCTTACGCGGGGATGTACGACACGGGCGGGATCATTCCACGCGGGCAGTTTGGCATTGTCGGAGAAAATGGTCCTGAAATTGTGAACGGACCGGCAAATGTTACCAGCAGGCGGCGTACTGCTGCGCTGGCCTCTGTCGTTGCTGGCGTGATGGGGGTAGCTGCGACACCTGCAGAAGCGGCTCCGCTTCATCCGTTCAGTTTGCCTGCGAGGGCATACCAGCCCCCGCTTGCTAAGGCAGATAGCCCGCCGCCGGTTATTCGTTATGAGATAAATGCGCCCATTCATATTGTCGCTCAGCCAGGGCAGAACGCGCAGGATATTGCCCGTGAAGTGGCACGCCAGCTTGACGAACGGGAGCGCCGGGCCAGGGCAAAAGCGCGCAGCAATTTCAGCGATCAGGGGGGGTATGAATCATGATGATGGTACTGGGTTTATATGTATTTATGCTGCGCACTGTCCCTTATCAGGAACTGCAGTATCAGCGCAGCTGGCGACACGCCGCCAACAGCCGGGTGAACCGCCGTCCGTCAACGCAGTTTCTTGGCCCGGATAACGACTCACTGACACTATCCGGGGTTCTGCTGCCGGAAGTGACCGGCGGCAGACTGTCATTACTGGCGCTTGAACAAATGGCTGAACTGGGCAAGGCATGGCCTTTGATTCAAGGCAGTGGAACCATTTACGGCATGTTTGTTATTGAGAGTCTGAGCCAGACAAAGACGGAGTTTTTTGCCAGCGGAATGCCCAGGCGCATTGAGTTTACGATCACCCTCAAACGGGTTGATGAGTCGCTCTCTGACATGTTCGGGAGCCTGAGTGACCAGCTCAGCAACCTGCAGGACTCTGCAGCTTCTGCTATTGGGGAGATTAAAAACACGGTTGGAGGATTGCTGCAGTGAACGTTAATTCTGATCTCCTGAATCTGAACAGCAAAAGCCCGGCTTTCAGTATCGTCATTGAAGGTAAGGACGTGACGACCGTGCTGGATACCCGCCTAATGAGTCTGACACTGACGGATAACCGGGGCTTTGAAGCGGACCAGCTTGATCTGGAGCTGGACGACGCCGACGGGCTGATCGCCCTGCCGCGACGTGGGGCTGTGATTCAGCTGGCGCTGGGCTGGAAAGGCCAGCCGCTTTTCCCTAAAGGGGCTTTTACCGTAGATGAAATTGAACACAGCGGTGCCCCTGACCGGCTGACCATCAGGGCGCGTAGCGCAGATTTCCGTGAAACCCTCAATACACGGCGCGAAAAATCATGGCATCAGACAACGGTGGGGGATGTGGTCAAGGACATCGCCGCCCGGCATAACCTCAAAGTGGCGCTGGGTAAAGACCTGACGGATAAGGCGCTGGATCATATGGACCAGACCAATGAAAGTGATGCAAGTTTTCTGATGAAACTGGCGAGACAGTATGGGGCGATTGCTTCCGTTAAGGATGGAAACCTGCTGTTTATCCGCCAGGGGCAGGGAAGAACGGCGAGCGGTAAGCCGCTGCCGGTTATCACTATTGAGCGTAAAGCCGGTGACGGTCATCGTTTTACCCTGGCTGATCGTGGCGCCTATACCGGCGTTATCGCCAGCTGGCTGCATACCCGTGAACCCAGGAAAAAAGAGACAACCAAAGTTAAGCGTCGCCGAAAGAAAACCACCAAACCTAAAGAGCCGGAAGCAAAACAGGGGGATTATCTGGTGGGAACGGATGAAAACGTGCTGGTTCTTAATCGTACCTACGCTAACCGCAGCAATGCAGAGCGCGCAGCAAAAATGCAGTGGGAACGTCTGCAGCGCGGGGTAGCTTCATTTTCCCTGCAGCTCGCTGAAGGGCGGGCCGATCTCTATACCGAAATGCCGGTGAAGGTGACGGGGTTTAAGCAGCCCATAGACGATGCCGAATGGACCATTACCACCTTGATGCATTCGGTCAGCCCAGATAATGGATTTACGACCAGCATGGAGCTTGAAGTAAAGATTGATGATCTTGAAATTGAATAA